TAACCTAAATCCCAAGCAGTATGTACGAGGTGAGCTGGATCGTAAGGAACACCACCTATTCTTTTAGCTTCATCCAAATCATCAACTAAGTCTCCATAGATTGATCCTTGAATATTTCCAATAAAAGAACATTCAAATTCTTGATTGTATTTAGCTTCACCCATTACAGCAAGTGCAGCATCTAATTCTTCTTTGTCTACAATATTTGTGTCAGATGCTTTAGCTTTATATGAAAACCATTTATCATCGGATTGAGATTTTAAATAATAATCATAAAAAATATTATTCATTCCTTTTGGAGTGCCAATAAGAAACATCTTCCCACGCCTATCACTAAGCGAAGGCGTTATAACTTCATCAATCAATCCTTGAGAAACTTGCGCAACCTCATCAATTGCCACCATGTCTAAATAAATTCCACGAATTGAATCAAAATTTTCTGAAGATAATAAAGTTATTCTAGCTCCGTTAACAAAGTCACATCTAAGTTCACTCTCATTCCATTTTGTTCCAGGAATAGATTTTGTATAGAATTTTAAATAATCCCAAGCTATTGACTTTGCTTGCTTGTAAGTTGGAGCAATGTAAGCCAAACGAGGATTATGGTTTTTATTTATAAGAGCTGCTTTAATCAAATGATTAAGAACCATTACTGTTTTGCCAAATCTTCTATGACAACATAAAACCGCATATCTATAGCTGTCTAATTCTTTGTGAACCAAAGCCTGTTGAGGTCTTGGCTTGTATGGAATAGTTATTTTCATAATTCATTTCCAAAAGAATCCCAGCCATCGCATTTAGTTCTAGCAAACAACTCTATTCGTGGAATATCTCCAAATAATTCTACAATTTTATTTCTAATAATATCTGGTTTCTTGCTATGAATATCTCTTGAAGCTAAAACTAATTTATCAACATTTGTTCCAATTCTTTTTGGAGAACCTTTTGTTGCAAGCAAACAGATTTCAGGATTACATCTTGTATAATATCCTGGACCTTTCCAAAAACGCATATTAGTTTGGTTCTTGTTTTCTTTGATCCAATAAAATCCAACTGTCTTATATTCAAAATTCCAAGCTTTAATAACTTCTATTTGTTTATTTAATAAAGGATCAGTACACCAAAGAAATAATACACAATCTTTTTCAGCTATATCTTTAACTGGCAATTCTTTTATTTGATCTAATGTCATGCAAGAATAATGATGATCTGCATTATGATTAGACTTTTCATTATTATAATTTTTAAAAGTTCAAGGAGGATCAGCGTAAATTATCTGATACTTCTTGTTTGGAAAGTTCATTAATGTACTGTTGGTGGTCCTTCTGAATAATTTGATGGCATTCTTATTGCTCTGAAAACAAATTCGCAGAACTCAGACAAATCTTCTTCGTGTTCAAAGCCTGAGAAATTAATTATAAGTTCGTTGTTGTAAGCCTTAAAGCTAATGGCTGATACATTTCGAAACTTGTCTTTTATAAATCTGTTCATCTGTTTGTTTGTGCCTGTGTATTATCGGTAATTAATACATATAGTCCTGGCGACCACTTTTTGGGGTATAGTCCTTCGCAGAAAAACCTTATTTTTCCTCCAGGAATTTGAGTAATCGTTTGTTAAACCACTTGTTCTCTACGTAAAACCTAGCTTATTTAAAGAAAGTTAACATTATCGTTAACATTGCCTACTCTTTATATATGTATCGCACCTCATGACACGCACGTAATTGTGTTTGTTGTGCCTAAGCTACCCAACATCTAGGCATTCTCACTCACATTCCTTATCTCATTCTCATAAGACTTATCCTCATCAGACCAAGTGATCTCTACTTTCTGATCAATTGCGACTTGTTGCTTATCACCGTAGATTGCAATCAGCTTACTTGAAAGCCAACGATAGTGTTGAAGCTTCTCTTTCAGCACTCCAATATTGCTATTGTCAGCACCTTCCAGTTCAGTAATCATTCTATCTAAGTATGTTTGAGCTGCTATCTTTCGTGCAGTTAATATTTTGTCTGCGAACTCTTTATCAGTTCTAATCCACTCATAAACTTTACTGAGACTTGGCGAACCAGGTTTCTGACAGATCTGCGTTAAAGGCATTCCGTTCATTAACATTGTTTCTATCTCTGAGCTTATCTGTGATGTAAGTTCTAATTTCTTCGTCATTAAGTTTTTTGAATTGTCTTAAATTCTTTAAAGCTTTTATTTTACCTTCTAATGTTTTTGCACCGCTGCTCCAGCCTCCATGTATTCGACAACGAATGTTTCCATTCTTCATTAGAATACCTTTGGCTTTGCAAGGAAGTTTGTTTTGTTTATTTATTGTTTGACATTTAAGTCTATACTTTTGTCTACCAGCCATATTCGGTTTTAGGATATTTAATTGTTAACTAAGTTATCTGGCAATAAGAAAAAAAGAGAAAAAAGAAATAAAACTTAAATCCGTTTCTGAACGGTTTTATATATTTGCTTATAAAGCTTATTATACCACTCCAGGATAGATAAACAATCCTTTGATAATAACTTTGTTTATAGGATGATTTATTTTTATAAATTTATTTTGAGAATATCAAATTAAGTACAAAATTCTGTTAAGTTTGCAATACTTTTTATTATTTTTTTTAATTTTATTTATTAAAGCACTTAGGACTTTAATATATCTATTCTTGATTGAATGTCTGGTAAATCCAAAATGTCTCCCAACTTGTGTCCATTTAAACCTATTGGCTCTCATCCATATAATTTGACGATCAAGTATCGGATCTTTGGAAATATCAATCTCTATGGCTAATAATGCGTCTATAGCGAACTCCCAGCGTGTTATCTGCTTTGGTGTTGCTCTTAATTTTAGTAAAGCCTTCTCATAATAGGACCAGTCACCTTCTTGAGGCTTGACACTCAATAAATCATACATTGCTGGAGCATTAGGAGGCTTAGGCTTTGATAAAAATCTTTCTGTGCGTGCTGCCTCAGATAAAAGGAAAACAAGGTTCTGAAGGCTTATAATTTCGTTTTTTAAGATTACTTCAATGGTCATTTGTATCTACCATCCTTATAAGTATTTACATTCTGTTTTAATTTATACCAGCCAGCTCTGGTGTAATTCTTTCGAAACTTTATGCTTTCCAAGAAGTATTTGTATCTTGGCATATCAAAGTATGTGAAATTCTTATGTGTAATTAACGGTTTAAAATCTATATTTAATTTAGATAATCTATCTAAAGCTTCCTTAATCTTTGGCAACGGAGTTGTGAAGTTATCAGCACAATCAACCATTCTCACATAAGGAGATAATCTTTTTAGATCATAATTCTTACATAGATATTCATACAATCTGAAATCAAATGCAGACATATCAAGATCAAATATCTTCGGATCGCTAATATAGAACTGACGCAAATGCTTTCCTCCTGTTGGCTCTTGGATCTTCTCTTAACTTTTTTAAAAATAATTGTTGCTTTGAACAGTTTGGATAATGTTCTGCTTGTTTAAATTCTAAATAGGCCAACCACATATCAGGAGTTATCCGTCTTGGCTCAGACGAATATCCACCAGGATAATTAGGAGCTATCTTTTTGACGTAGAAATGGATCATCATTTCGCCAACTGCATGATACCAAAGAATAAATGCTGGAATACCAGCCATTTCAGCTAGTCTTTTCGTTATTTTATGCGGTTTTATTAGCTTTTGGTTGTTAAAAAACACCGTTTCAACAAGAAAAAGTGGCTCTAAACAAGCGTTGCAAGACGAAACTTGGTCAATATCGCTGAAATTCAACAAATTATGTTGCTGCCTGTGCCAAGTTGAGTATTTACTGAACTTTACATCATTAAAATACACCTGTTTTACCATGTTTTTAGCCATTATATGACCAGAATAGATAGTCAAGACGAAAGTCGAGAAAAGTTGCATTTTAGAAAATAAAGGTTGCATATATGCGAGTATTCTATAAAAACCTATATATGAAATATGAACCAAGATTTGATCCAAAATTACCAAAGGATCTAAGCGAGAAACAACTTACATCTACATATTTTAATAATAGGCAACTTCCAAAAATAGAAATGCACATGGCAAAAGATGGAGTTGTTGCAAGAGTTGTTTTTTATTTCATATCTAAAAAAGATAAAAAAATTTACGAAAAAATATACTTAGGACCAGAGCAAGATATTTATAAAATTTGTGCCAGACAAGCGTCAAAAATAAGTCTTAATGTAGAAAGACAATTCAACAATATATGGAAAACAACTTTAGTAGAGTTGTTAAATCAACAAAGTAAAAAAAATTCAGACAAGTTAAATTTAGAATTAAATAAAAATAAATATGGAATTTACGATATTCAGAAACCTGGTGCTTTGTTATTTGAAAAACTTTCAGAAAGTGGAATGTCAGTAAAAGATTTAGCCAATCTTTCTGATGTTAATGAAGCAACAATATTTAGACATTTAAAAGATGAATTTGAAATATCAAGAGACGTTGCAATCAAATATGCAAAATCTTTAGGATGTGATCCAGCAGAAATATTATTTAATGATTTATATGTTCCGATCTGGGGATCAACTGATACTGTTAGTGGATCATTAGTAAAAAGAGTTCAAGTTTTTAATTCTGAAATTACTTCAAATAATAATTTAGGAATGATGAAGTGTCCAAGAGAAGTTTATAGAGCTGATGTAAAAGCAATTAGAATAGATAGTCCAAATTCACATTTACATAACCTAGTTGCTTTTTATTATAGCTCTGATGAAAAAAAAATATTAGAAGATCAAATAGTTGTAGTTGGAGCAAACATAAAAGATAGATTAGATGGTAAACCAAGAGCAAGATATTTTATTGGTGTTTATAAAACAAATCATAATGGAAAAACTGTAGATCTACACACAATAGATCCAGAAGTAATTGTTGCTGAAGGTATTGTTCCTGATGAAGATTTTAATTCATTTGATGATGTAATCAATCAAGTTGAAAGTGATAGAATTATTATTCAAGACTTAGATCCATTTTTTGTTGCACCAGTAGTTTCATTTATTAATCCATCAAAGCTTTATTCAAATACAAGAATTGATGTGCAGAAAAAATATAAAGAAATTTATACTGACAGTAGAATTGATGAAGATTTGAATTATAAAAATTTTAAAGAAATACAAAAGATGTCTTACTTAAAACAGAAATTAGAAGAATATTTAAAATCTGATTTTGATGATAATGATTATGTTACAATGATGAAAAGAGAAAAGATTAAAACATTAATAGAAGTTAGTGGTAGTATTCAAGATACAATAGGTAAAGCTGCTTATGGAGAGGCAAAATTTGAAAGTAAAATTAAACCAATTAAAGATAGTAATTTAATTAAAGCAGATTTCACACCAGAGGAGCTTGAAAAATTAAATAAAAAATTTGAAGAAATTATAGAAAAAACTGAAACTCCAGATAAAACAGATGAGGATTATCAACAACAATGATATTTAAAGATTACTCTCCTCAGCAATTAAAAGCCTTTTTAAGACCTAAAGAAGTTCAGCAAGAGTTTGGATTAGATAAAGATATGCTAGGAGAACTGAGGACTAATAGTCGTGATGAAGGAAAATTAAGAGGACCAATGTTTTTAAAAGATGGTCTAGTTATACTTTATCAAAGAGCATCTGTAATTAATTGGCTAAAACAAACGATGTTCCAAGAAGCGGAAACTGACGAAACTCCAAAAACTGCCAAAAGTAAGAAAGCTGCTAGTAAGTAAGAAACCAAACCAAACAAACCAACCACACATACAATTATTTAATTCATAGGAATAAAAGATGTTCCATGAATATAAATACAAAAAAATTAGACGATCCTTTAGAAGAAAAAATACTTCCAGGAGTTTTTAAAAACTTAAATTACAATCACCACTCACCTACTTCATTAGATATGTTGGATGGTCCATTTGTTTTTCAAAAAATATTTTTAACACAAGAGCAAAGAAGATTATTAGAAGGCAATGCTAACATGGCTGCTGGTGTTGCAGTTAATGATGCTCTTCAAGATCATTATTCTAATACCATCTGGAGAATGAACCCACTTACAAAAAAACTTCAACCACAATTAAATGAAAAATTATCTCAAGAAGCTGCAATACAAAAGGCTTTGGAAAAATTTAAAGAATACAATCCAGTCAATGAAAAAGATCGAGAGAAGTTTCATCACTATCTTGAAACAATACCTCAAACCATTAGACAAGGATTTTTAGCGTGTGAAAAAATTGGTATAGCAAAAGCAAAAGAAGTTACAGCTGAAGCTAGTATCAATCACACCGACAACAGACTTCACCTTCCTATTTGTGGAAGGACTGACTTACACTTTAAGGATTTTAATGAGGTTGAGCAATCAACTTCAGCGTCTGCATCGCACCTTTCGGGGGATTCAAGCGATGCTCCGTTCCTTTCGGTCCTTAAGTGTATAGAAATAAAAACAGTATGGTCTCGACCATTGAAGATTAGGAAGGATGGTAGTCGTGGTTTCTCATCACCTAAGCTACCATCCTCTCCATTAGTTAATCATCTGAGACAATTAAGTTTTTATACGACTTCTTTTTTTAGTCATGTTTCTCCTTGTAAGCCGTATTTAATTTATTTGTCATCAGATGGTTTTGAAATTTTTTCAGAAGATAATTGTGCGGATTTAGAACCAGAAAATATTAAAAATTATTATAATCAATTAGTTACTAAAGGTATTAGAAGAGAAAGATTACTAACTAGATATTCTCAACTTAACGATAAAGATGCAATTATAGAAAATTTAATTGCAGATACCGATCCTCAGTTTGAACATCCTTTCTACTGGAGCATTGGTTATGAATTTGTAAAAGAAGCTAAAGAATTATGGAGGAACATCAAACGATGATCACTCCTTCACTCATCACTTACACAATAATAATCATAGGAGGTTACTATATATGTCTAATGATAAATTAGTCTCAACGATCAACGACTTTAAGAAAAGTCTTAACGGACAGACTATAAAAATACACAATAACGATTATGCTACTGTTGCACTTAGAATAGGTATCTTTAGAAGAAATCTAGGAACAGCAGCTGCAATATCAACATCAATTGTATTTCATGACGATAAAAAAGTTATCGTTAAAGCTGAAGTATTTATTGATGGTAAATTAGTTTCTACTGGAATTGCTGAAGAAATAAGAGCAGCTAGTAGAATTAACCAGACTTCTGCAACTGAAAATGCAGAAACTTCTGCTGTTGGAAGAGCTTTAGCGTTGCTAGGCTTAACTAATGACAGAATAGCAAGTGCTGAAGAAGTATCAGCTGCAATTGTCCAACAAGACAAACAGCTAACATCAGCATTAACCGAGCTTGATAAGGTCTCTCATCTTGGTTCTTACAAATCTTGGCTAACTAACAATCAAAAACTTATGCAAACAGTGAAGATTAATAATCCTGTTGCCTACAATGAGTTCGTTGAAAAGTTTAACAAGATTAAAAATAAACTTGAGACTAATGGAGTCATAAAAAATGGCTGAAGAACAAAAAAAAGAACGTAAATCATTAGGTTTATTAGTTCCTAATACAAATAAAGAAAATCCAAAAAGCTATGATTTGAAAGGCACGATAAATTTGCCTGAAGAATTAGGTGGCAAAAAAATCAGAGTTGGTTGCTATAAGGCATCAGCTTCTGGTGAAGGAAAAATGCCTAAAGATGCTCAATACTTTTGGGTTCACAGATTAGAGGAGTTGGAATTAAATGACGCAGCAACTTCTTTTGATCCAGCATCGTTGGAGACGTAAAATGGATACTGACCGCTTCAAGTCGATTGCTCTTTCTTATGATACGTACCTTAAGTTGAGAGAGCTAAGTGATAAGAATTTTGAAATGCCGCAGTCAATGGCAAAGACAGCTTCTTATTACATTCAAATTGCTCACAAAGACTTTTCAGAAAAGAATAAAAATGGAAAACAAAGAGCAAAAGCTTAAAGAAATCCGTAAATCTAAACAAGAAGAATACGGCACTGATTTTGGTGTAGCAATGAATGACATTGGACATCTATGGTCGGTTCTTCTTGGATTAGATGCTGCAATACCAGGACACATGGTGGCCAATATGTATGTAGCAGCAAAGTTATATCGAACAAAAGAAAAATTCAAAAAAGATACTTACGTTGATGCAGCTAACTATCTTTATCAAGCAGAGGAAATGCACCAAGCAGAAGAAATATTTAACACTCAAGGAATAATTAAGGATCAGGTTGATGGATAATATTATTAAATTTCCTAATACAACGGAAAAGGAATATGTAAATGGAACTAAGCTTGCAAGAGAAGCTTTCACTAAATTCAAAGCAACAGAAGAACAGTTAAACTATAGATTAAATTTTTCAGATTGGAATGAATGTAAATTATCTGAAACTGATGTTGAGCAATTAGCGCTATTTGGTGAACACATGAAGCTAACACCTATTGTAGCTGCGAGACTTAATACAAAGCTAGCAGAGATACTTTGTAAAATTAAATATAGCGATCCACTAGATGATTATGAATTAATATGAGTAGAAAAATAAACGATACAAATTATCAAACGTATGTAAGCTATCAGGCTTTCAGTTCTGATATGCCTGTCCACCAAGTTAATGACAGTAAATGGTGGCTTAAGTTTGAAAAAAAGCTTCCAGCATTCTTTATTAATGCTGAGAAGGTATTTAGGCAAATGTCGCCTGAGTGCTTTTATATAACCGCTGAACGATCTACCACTATGAATATGTCTAATTGGCAAAAGCAATGTGAAGATTATTTTGGCAAACCAATAGAGGAAATAAAATGCCTGACAATAAAAGAGGAAGTAAAAAAACCGAAGAAGATTTAGCTTTTAATGCTGTAATAGGTAGGAATATTAAATACCTACGGAAATTAAGAAGTCTTAATCAAACAAAAGTAGCCGATCATTGCAAAGTGAAATTTCAACAGCTGCAAAAATATGAAAAAGGAGTTAATGGCGTTAGCGCCTTTAGACTAAACCAATTAGCAAAGTTCTTTAAAGTTAATATGGATGTGTTGATTGATCCACAAATGATTACAAAACATAGAGGATTTACTGGTCAAGATGACTGGCTAGATAAAGAATTAACACCTCAAGATGCTGGTTATCTTAAACCTCAAGTAGACATAGCTAGCTATGAAGAAATAAGCAAAGAAGTTGAGGCTATGTTGGTAGAACAAAAATGAGCATAATTAAAGCAGACAAAGTAGAAATAGAGATTCAAGAGCAAACTGATCCTGAAGCTGCTAATCAATATATGACTGTTGTTAGTTATCAGCCTGAAGGATTGTTAAGCAAAGAAATAATTACTCTTCTTCTATCAGATACAAAACCGTTTATTAAAAAAACAATAGATTTAGGAAACAGAATAGTTCGTAAAGAAGAAACTGTTGCAGTTCCTGAAGATAAAAAGGATTGGTTTGTTGGAAACAATATAAATGACAAAATTTATACTGGCTCATTGAATGAAGTAAAAGACAAGATAAAAAAAGATGAGAGAGATAGTAAACTTACTCCTGATGGATTTTAACTATGAGTACAATAATAAAAACCACTCAAGGTGAAGCTCAATTTAGATTGAAGGAAGAGTTTGTGGATGAGGATAAAGCTATCAAAGGTAAAGAACCAATTGATAGTGAAGTTCTTATTGATGAACTAAAGGTTGAAAATATTAAATATAAATTAAAGGAGGTTATAAAAGATGGCAAGTCTGGATCAGAAGCTATTAAGATTAGAGAAAAGGCATAAAGGATTATCAAGAATTTGTGCTGCAATTAATGATGCTTATATATACGGAGTTTATGAGAGTAATTTTCCTGATCTTATGGAAAAATTAAACGAAGCTAAGGATGCGTGTAAAGAGGAACTTAGAGACACTCATATTGAAATAGTATCAGCAACAAAAGTTAATGAAATGATGCAGCTACCTCCATCAACGGAGGAACAACTAACAGATGCCTTTGAAGAGTAATGGATAAAGTATTTTTTATTATCTTTTCTAGTCTAACTTTCTTGGTTCTATTATCAATTTTTATGCTGGTAATTAATAAATGACTAATGTTGATATGTTTGATGAGATTAAAAGAATTGATGAGATAAAAAAATTAAAGAAAAGAGTAAAGGAATTGCAAGAAATAAATAAAGACCATCAAAAATTAAATGGAAAAATTAGACAAGAGTTGGAATTAGAAAAGAAAAATCATGCTATCACCAGAGAAGATGTGCAAGCGAAAGATTTGGAAATTGGTAGAATGATGGAAAAATTAAATAAAAAGAAAGTCTGAGAGCCACGCAGACTGCAATCTAGCAGTCCGCATGACCATTGATACCTAGTTATTTTCAGAAAATTTAGTAACTCCGCTAGTTAATGGTATTGCATTAATCAAAGCCTGGTCTATTTTAGCTTCGTGTTCAGCGCCACCTCTTAAGTTTTTGTGGCTACCATATCTTCTTTTAGAGAACTCAGCAGACTTATGACCTATATAATTTAAAGTAAAGTTATCAGTCAAGGCCTCATTAGAGTTTTGTGCATCCCACAAACAAGTAGCAGCAAAGTGCCTAAATGTTTTAGTAGGTGCAGTTCCAAAGATAGACCATTCAACAACAACTCTTTTTTTATTTAATCTACCTTTTTCTCCAACTAACTTAACCTTTGCAAAACCTAAATTATGATATGCCATGTTAAGCATATCTCTAATTGTTCTGTCGCAAACTGGAACTATATATTCTTCGGTTTTCATTAAAGATGGAAATACCCAAGATATTTTATGAGGTGTAAAGTGTCTTGTGTGTTTAGCTTTCCATTCAATTAAGATTGGTAATAGATTTGGATGAATACGATAAGTTCTTCTTGAACCGTCTTTTTTACCATATCCTTTTTCAGTACCTACTAAAGTTAGTTCAACTGTTATAGTTCTATTAATTAAATCAATAGCTTTCCACTTAAGACCTCTTAACTCCGACATTCTCATTCCTGTAAATAGGAATAAAGCAACAATAGTAAAATTCATCCAGTCTTTAGTTGTTGGATTATTTTTTTTTGTTGGATCAAAGTAAGCCATTAATCTTTCAGCTTGTTCTAAAGTAATCATTGGAGTTTCTTTAGATTGCATTTCTTTAGGATCAACTGGAATTAACTCTTCTTGATCTCTACATTTAAAGTCCTCCATTGCACCAATAGAAGTAATATAATTTTTTCTCTTGGCATACTTTAAAGCCGTCTTAAATGTCATGACAATATTTTCAGACTGTATCCATGAATTGCCTAAGCTTATTAACTTTGTAAAAAAGTCAACAGCAACACCTTCGGTTACTTCATTAACTAAAATGTTTGGATCAAAGTTAGTAGCAATATGCTTTCTATACATACTCATATATGGCTTCATAGACATATATTTTCCACCTAACCTATCATTCTGTCCAATAGCTATTTTATGTTCTGCAAATTCTTTATACAAATTTACAAAAGTTCTTTTAGAAATAATAGCATTAGCATCAATAGCATTAGATTGGATCTCTGCTCTTTTACGATTTACTTCTAGCTTTGATATAGATTTGAATACTACTTTATATTTTCCATCCACTTCTAAAAACAGCTTATGATACTTGCTGCCTTTAGGTTTATTTATTTTTGTTCTTGGCATTAACATATCCTTTCTTTTTTAGTTTCTGAGGATAGATATGCAAATAAAGTTTCCAAAAAACCGCATACAAGAATTTGTGTTAACGATTGACATTTCGTTAACATTTTTTTCTTTGATGTTGTGATTATGTAGGATTGGCAAGGATTAAATAACCAAGTAATTATTAGATTATTTATATCAAGGATTGCATATTCTCTCATTGATAGAGAGTATTAATGGTTTAGCAACCCAAAGTAAATAGAAAAAAGATAAGTAAATACGCCAATAATTAAAGCTGCATTAACACAGCATTAACATTTTTAGTTTTATTTAATGAATTGATTTGTTTTTTAGAAAATTTTTACAAGTGATGTTAACGAATATAGGAGAGTAATTTATGACCAAAAAGGAGACTTATAAATTGTATTTGGTTTAGGAATGATAGGAATTTTCTTTTTACAATCTTTAACATATTCATCCATACAATCTCTTTCAGGTTCTTTTCCTGGAGTATGAATTTTGCAAAAATATTTATGCTCAGCATTGACGACATAGCTATCAGCATCTTTGCCATTTAATATAAGTTCGGTTTTACACCAACAGCATTGTTCAGAGAATATGGTTTTCTGTTTCATTGATTAAATTGGAAATTAGGTTTATAAGATTAGCAGCTATTAATGATATTATTGGAAGCGTGGCTGAGCCAGGTTTAAAGCAGCGGGTTGCTAACTCGTCATAGCTAGTAATAGCTATCGAAGGTTCGAATCCTTCCGCTTCCGCCATTAAGGAGAAATTAGTTTTTTTATTCTACTCCACTTCCAAGTTTGTTTAATGGATTTACTTGTTTTATTTTTTCCGTTTTCTGTTGAGCCATATTCAACAGTAGTTTGATCAGGCTCTACATTATAAGAACAAGCCATCATATTAGCAGCTAAGAAGCTAAATAATAAAGTATAGAATATAACTATAAACCAATACTTCATTGCTTATTCTTTTTCTTTCTAGGTTTTTTCTTTGGTAAAATTCTTTTAGATACTTTCTTTTCTATTTGGCTAACTTTCTCTTTAATTAAAACCATTTCATTAGATAGTTTAAATGTTTGGCTTAAATTCCATCCACCTAAAGCTAATAATATTGCTAGTAAAGCTGCTATTAATTTATCGTTCATAATTAGTCTAAGTTTGATATTGAAATTATTTTGCCATCCTCAACAACAGCCTTTACTTTTAAGCATTGATAGGCTGCATTAGAATTACGAATTGCTATCCTTTTTTTAGCCAAGCAAGTTTTAAAGTCTGGCATAAGTAAGTGTTCTTTTAATACTGGTGGATTACCTAGATACATTATTAGCGCTATAACTATTTCCATTTTCTCTTACCTTGTCTTTAAGTTTTTCTATATCTTGAAGAGCTTTCTCTAATTGATCTTCAAGGTGTTCTAGTTTGATTTGTGTATGAATATTATTATCTAATAGTATTTGTTGCTTATCTGTCTGCTTAAAAAGTTCTTCCAGGAGCATGAAGATTTCTAAATTTTTTGGTGTTTGTTCAGCCTTTTTTAAAAGATCTGATTGCATTAATGTATCTTGCGTTTCTAAAATATTTAATCTCTCAGTAATCTGGAAATAACTGAAAGTAAAAATTGAAACTAAAACAATTAAAGAAACAACTGTTTTCATCGGCATCTGTACTGATTGCTCTGGTCCTAGCTTCATTTCTTTTTCTTATTCCTTCTTTTATTTTTATTCATACTGGACCATTTGATCCTGGATTTGTTTGCGGATTGAGAGGTTTTTTTAAATCTTGATCTGCTCTCATGTTCTTCTTTAGTTAAGAGACTTTTACCTTTTTTCTTACTCACTTCTTCTTGCGGTTCATCAACTTGTCAGAAACTTTTGAACCAAAGCTTGCTGTAAATACGATGATTACCAAGTACCAAACGCTATCAGGTAAATCATTTATGATTGATACCCACTCTCTAAAGTTTTCTCTAGTAGCTGGAAACCAGCCAGTCGTTAACATTCCAATTAGCCAAAACATTAAGACCTCATCCTTGATCGTGTTGTTCTGACTTTTAATTCTAGTTATATCGACATCTTTAGCTGCCTCTATTTCAGCAGCTCTTATTACTTTTTGCTTTTCAGCTTTATGTTTAAAGTGTTCAGTTGCTTTATTAAAAACCATTTTAGTTAATGGATTTTTCAGTAGTCCTAGTAGTTGTATCATATAATTGTCCTGTTGCTTTGTGGAGTGTGCAAGTTCCTACAAAATAAAAAAATAAAAAAAATAAAAAGAGTTTTAGGTGTTTCAATAAACCCAAGAATTAGGTCGCATTTCGAAACCATCTTCTTCGTATAGTAAATCAATATGAATAAAACTTTTTGCTATTCCTAAGCCAGTTACTTTAGGTGCAAAGTATTCAATTAATTGTTTTCTATGTTGGCTATCTCTTACAGATATATCAAGTGCTTTTCCTGTAGTGTGTGGACCATTAGCTCCAGTAGATGAGACAGAACTATTATGTTCTGAACATCTATATCCTGATGTAATGCTTAATGGACCAAGATCATTTCTAGCCTCTTGAAGTAAATCCATTATATCTTCGTGGATTTTTAATTCTCCACAATGACTACAACTTACTTCTTTTGGCTGGAAGTTTTCCCAGCTTTCTCTCCATTCTCCAGGTTCGCTTACGTAAATCGACATATAATTGTTTTACTCCTAATTTGTTTTGTATTTCTGTTATTGGTCTTTTTTGATGTCTGCTTTCTCTGTCGGATTTAGCGTCAAAGAAATCTGCTTTTCCTGTATGAATATTTACTCTTACAATATCAATTGGACCAATGCCTTGAACATTAGTAAAAAGTAAATGATCATCATCAAGAAGTTCAAGCATAG